AGAATCTTATGACGAAATATAAATCTGTTTTAGTTATATCAGATCTCCACATTCCCTATCATCACAAAGACGCATTCAAATTTCTCAAGGCACTTAAAGATAAATATAAGCCTGACCTCATAGTTAATATTGGCGATGAGTTAGATCAGCATTCCATCAGCCTACATGATCATAACCCTGATCTGATGTCAGCTGGTGATGAATTAAAATCGTCTCGCGTATATGTAAAAGAATTAGAAAAAATCTTTCCTAAGATGACCATCGTACACTCCAATCACTCCTCCTTAGTCTATAGACGTGCGTTGAAGTATGGATTACCCAAGGAATATTTACGTTCTTACAATGAGTTTCTTGGTGTCGGCAAAGGTTGGCAATGGGTTGATGACCTACGCATTACTTTATCTGATAACTCAAGATGTTTCTTTACCCATGGTATGTCCGCCACGGTGCTACAAGTGGCAATGCAGATGGGCATGAATACGATTCAGGGCCATTACCATACCAAGTTTTCTATCGGGTACTATTCAAATCCAGACGCTTTAATCTGGGGCATGCAAGTAGGTTGTCTTATCGATCAGAAATCCATGGCATTTGATTATGCTAAAAACTTTAAGACAAGATTCATTGTAGGATGTGGTATGATTATAGAAGGACAACCAAAACTAATGCCAATGGTATTAAAGGACGGTGGAGATTGGATAGGGAAGATAGTTTAGATGTAGAGTTTTGTTCGGAAGCTGATGAAACACAAGCTGAAGCTTTAGATAAGTTAGTTGGACGTAAAATTTGGAACGTTGAACTGCTAGAAGATGACAAACAATCTATGATTCGTATATTTTTTTCTGAAAATGAAGATGATTATCTCTTAATTCACTGCGAAGGTGCCGATTTATACCTCATAGAGCCCAAACCTAAGGCTCTACATTGATTTAGGTGATACTTACCCCTTACCTACATTGAGATCGTGCAACACAGAGCGATTGTGTGCGTTTTAGCTATATTTAGGCAAACACCAGGTATTTTCTAGTGCAATAATGTGCGTAAATGGCACTAAAGTTAGTTTATCGAGTCTATTTTGGCGCTGATAAATTTCATAGACACCTTTGCCTTCTTTAAATTCTTTGTCTTTACATTTTTTTTGGACTAATGCTAATAATTCTGTACGCTTTGCAACAATCCACTGATCCAATCTTTCAAAAACAATATAATCAGCACCACCTTTTATCCATCCATCCTTACCTAAAACATTTTTACCTTCTACCCAGGTGTACATTGATTGTGCTTGACTGTCTTGTCTATTGATTTTTTTCATACCCTTCACATCAAACTTTAGTACACCGTCTTCTATCCAATCAAGTATACCTTTTACATCCCAATGTTCACCCATGTCTTCTTCTTTGGTAGCAAAAATAGGATTGAGCAGCCAATCCTTTGCGAAAGACTGCTCAACACGCTTACCTTCCTCTAAAAAACTTGTCACACTATACCTCTACGATCAATGCTTGCCTTGTTATTATTAATTTCATCTAGTCTTTTTTTCACATCAAATGGATTAAAGCCACATAAATAACAACACAAGTCTAATAACTCATTATCTTCTGACGTTAGCCATCGTATTGCGCTGCGTCTAATAAGTTTTGGGGTAGTCCTGTTGGTTGCTTCAAACATTGCGTTAATTAATATTGCTTGGTACAGCCTGACTTCATTAAGATAAATATCTGGTTTATATTTTATGTAGTCCTGGTCATCATTGTTTACGCTCATGATATTCTTTCCTATAAACTAATACATTTCTTTATTGTTACACACATGTTTGCAGTCTATATTGATAGTTCGATTAACGAACATAAGGACTACAATCATGTGGACAAAACCAGCTGCGACTGAAATGCGTTTCGGTTTCGAAGTAACAATGTACGTAATGAATAAGTAATTTGTAATACATGTAATACAAAAGGGCTAGGATTAACCTAGCCTTTTTAGTATCCCATCAACTTTATATTTCAAATCAACGTGGTGTTTACCAATTAGTTTATTAATATTCAGTTTTACTAACTGAACAATCAATTCACGCTTCTTAGCCACATCCACATCCTCTTTACCCTCAATCAACGCTAATAATTTGTTGAGCTGATCTGCCAATTCATTGTCACTTTGCATTGGCTTTGGATCCTTACCAGGTATCTCAAGGGTTATCGACTTTTTTGCAGGTAATTTACTCGCCATAGATTTTGTTGCTGCATTACCATCGTCATCTTCGGGCGCGATTGCGCAAGCGCTCATCAAACTATAACGACGCGCATAGGTTAAAGCCGAGCCATAACCTTGTGGTGTTTGTTTATCGGCTGGTACATGCAATACGCCCCCTGACATAGACTCACCTGACTCATGTAAAAAGATTGTCTCTATCTTAATACCTGTTTCACATTCATGTGTTTTTTGCACCAAGGCAATGCCGTGATTATTTAACGCATCAATCACTGCTTCAACACAACCCGCAAGATCTACGTACTGGCTCCTAAAATGTGGGTTAGTTGCTGTTTTTAATGCTGGTGCAAATTCTTTTTGTGCTGCTACGAAGGCTTTAGCAATCGCCGATATTGTTGTCATATTCCTCTCCAAAATATAGTTTAATCATTTGTTCACGTTTATCTCTACTCTTGATATTTTTATAAATCAATTGTAAAAAATTTTCAGTATCTTCAGCGCTAGGTGGCATGCTATGGTCATACTGATTGGAACCATTGTTATTGATATCACTCATTGTTTAACTCCCTGTCACGTATACGTAACTTAGATTGACGAATTGTGCGAGCTGGTTTAGCTGGCACGACTTTTTCAGGCACTGCCTTGTAGTTAATGGTAGGCCATGAAATCTTATATCTTCCTGCATGCGCATGTGCTACATCGCGCATTTTATCCATGATTTTTATTTCCATGTCTTTAGATTGTGCTTCAAGATCATTAATCATATCTCTGATTTCAATAATCTTTTGAGCATATTCCTCTACTTCTGGAATGTCAACAGTAACATTGTTAGGATCGTCCCATAGCTTACTTGCTTCCGTTGGATCCGTAATGTCATACCATTCAATAAAATCTTCAGATTTAAAACGATCAAGCCGTCTTTGAAAGTCTGCAATGGATTCATGCAGCCGTGTTAATACTTCCTCATCACGTTTATAAACAAAAACTTTGAGTTGTGTGCCTTTGTATAAAACACAAACAGCACCCCAGGTTGCACCCATAATATCCATTTGCATCTGCAATTGTAATGGGCCACGATACAGTGGTAATTGATCTGCGCTTTCTACTTCGTGTGATGTCAGTTTAGCCTCAATCACACCTACGCCATCTAATTTAATCTTGTCTGCATTGACACAAATAATACCCTGTTCAATGTCCGTCATGATCTCAATACCATCACCATCGGCTGTGCCGTCAAGCGAGCAAGCCACTGCTGCCGTTTTGTGTTGGTAAGGTTCTGTATGGTCAAGTTTTAAGGCTGAAACCCCTAAGCGTCTTGCTGATTCCTCAAGGATAATGCTTTCTGTTAAATTCCCCCATGTCATTGCTTCATTGGTGATGTTCTCACGTTCTTTGCCATTAATGAATTCTGTTTTTTCTTTTAATAGTTCATTAACAGTTTTGTATCGAGACATCCCCATAAGTACAGGGAGTTCTGATGCTGATAATTGGTCGTCAGGTGTTAATTTGCCGACTGTTTGGCCTTGTATGGTCGCCATGTTTTGTATCCTTTCATAGATCTGATTGATTGAAATATTTGATTTACGTGATGTTTTCTAAATGAATTGCCACGATACGTTTTGAGACCAAGCATATTTAACCTAGCAGCCATTTCTACTTGCTGAAGTTTGCCGTGTTGATTTATGCTTTCTAAGATCTCGATCATGCGCTTGTTGTAAGCATGCACATTTTGTTGGTATTGCTTTGCACCTTTTTGTTGTATTGCTGGCAATATCTTTGGCGGTGCGCCAAGTATAACGCCACGTGCTTTTGCAGCAGCTAATGCGTGCTTCGTGTTGCTGCTAATCTGCCGCCGTGTTTCCTCATTCAATACTGCTCGAATATGTAATTCAAACACAGAAGCTTTTGGTGTCTCGGCCACAATGAGCCTGTCTCCGATGTTCTTATCCTCTAAAAATGACGAAATAAACGAGACTGAACGAGTCAATCGGCATTGTTTTGCCACAATCAAATAGGCTTTAGGCTGATTCCTGAGTTCTGAAATCGCCATGTTGAGTTGCTCCCGATCATTGTTTTTGCCTGATTCAATATCGGTGTATTCAGACATCACCAATCCGCCGTGTTGAGTTACATACGCATTGATGATGGATCGCTGTGCCTCTAAGCCAAGGCCTGATTCACCTTGCTTATTGGTCGACACTCGATAGTAAGCAATAAAATTTGCCATGTTGAGTTGCTCCTTTTCATAGGTTTTAATTTATTCAATAATGTTGGTTTCGATACATTCTTTATTGGTTTTCAAATAAACGGAATCTCCATAAGTAATGGCCTCGAAAGTAATATTATTCTTGCAGATAACATCGGGCGGAATAGGATACCAAGTATCTAAAAAGTCAATAATAAGCGCTTGTACGCCTAGCCCGATAATTACGCCGAGAAAAATACCAACGGCGCACCAACGCGCGCCGTAGCCTCTAGAATCAATTATTTTATGAGTCATGACCTACCCCCTAGGAATGATTCTAAAATGCACGCTATGACACCAAAAAGGCCAATAACGGCTAAAAGTATTAAATATAAGATTAGATTTTCTATCATAGTTTTTACCTTTTAAAGTTTATAAAAATGCCTAACTAATGTTAAGCCCTTAGCAGCCTTAAAAAAGGCCGCTAAGAGTTAACACTATTGACCAGCCTTCAATATCTTGTCAACGGCTCCAAAAATGCGCTGGGCGCTCTTAGATGGTATTTCATTGCGTCCATCCAACCAATTTTGAATATAACCACGTGATTCAACCGCGCCTGATAGCCCTAAAAGCTGGCAGAGTATATAAGCACATGATTCAGCTTCAACCTCTTTAATATCTCTTGGTGTAGTTTCCGAGTCCATCAACCAATTTTCTTTGGTGTGACCTAGCACAATATGCGCAATTTCATGGAATCTGGTTTTATGAGGCGATGCTGCAATTGGATTAACTGCAATTGACTGGTCTTGAGCATAGCCTTGCACGTTACCATCTACATAATCAAAATGAATTTCAGTGATGCCTAGTTCATTTAATGCTTTATCTTTATTCCAGTTAGGTGATTTTTCCTCGGGTTTATATTCATCACCTTCGGTTTGAGATAATGCGAACCAGTTATTGCGCATTATAAAGAGCTGCATTTTTTCATCAGTCTTATTGCCAGCATCATCTTTTTTATCAACGATGACTGGCATAATTAAAGATATTGCTTTGCTGCCTTTTTTAACTTGGCGGCCGAGTTCCTGCCAGTGTTTATAGGATGCAATTGGCCCTATTTCAACGTCATCACGTCCAACTAATTGTGAATATGCTAGTGTCTGATTAAGCATTGAATAACGATGAAATAAAGAATAAGCCTTAGATAACATAGCAGGCTTTTCAATAATATCTTTTAAATAAATTGAATAATCGATTGTATTTTTCATTTTAAT